TCACTTCTTCTTCCTCTCTTCTTGTGTTTTAATACTGTGACAGGCAGAGCATATACATTGTAAATTATCTTGCTCACAAAACAATGTAGATACGAAAGAGGGGAGGTCTTCAAATGTCTTCAACGTACCGCAGGGTTTGATGTGGTCTATCGCCACTTCTTTTTGTGCAAACCACCCTTTGCAGACATTACATTGATACTCCTTCTTTCTCCTCTTATCAGGCCCCTTGTAGGGCCGACTAGCTGCATTCATCACTTGATACTTAACGGGGTACTTAGTCCATGCTCTACGTAATGCAGAGCGTATAAAGCTGAAATAACGGGCTTCTGTCCATATACCTCCCGCTCTCTGTTTAACTCCCCTCATCTGGAATCTCCCATAATACAGGTTCTCCGTTTTCATCTAATTCTCTAATCATATACAAGAGGTTCATGTTCTCCCTTAGACGTTCTTCAGGGTTCTCAAAACTCTCTTTGTATACGGCTAGTACAGCTTCGTAGTATTCCCTCTCAGTAGTGCAGTCTTTGAGGGTATCATACGATTTAACATCTCCGTACCCATCAGGGCCATAGATACTGTCTGTACGGTCCCCTAGAAGGGCTTGGGCATACAGCCAAGGATACCCGCCCCCTTTTAGTTTCTTCTTCTTAGCGCTTGTATCAAGCTCTAGGAAACCCTCTGTACTGATATATCGTAGAGGAACTTCAGGTGAGTTGTGTGTAGCGTACCTGTAGTGCCACCCTTGAACCTGTAATATATCCTTATCAATCCCTATGTGGATACTATTGGGGTTCTTAGTGAGATGTATACCTATCAAATCATCAGCTTCTAATCCTTCAGCTATCTCTGATATGTGGCTGTATTCTAAGTGTTCTCGTATCTCTTTGAACCACTTAGGCTTACGTGCTGGTCTATCTTTATATTTATGGGATACGGCTATCTCTTCCCTGAAATTTCCCTTCCCTGTTAGATAGAGGATATAGTGTGATGTGCCGAACTTCTCAAAGAAACTATAAATCCACTTATCAATATCTGCACTTACAATATCAAAATTAGGAGTCTCTTCATGCTTGAAGCCCTTCTGGTATGTGATTAAATCCGCATCAAATACCAACACAGTTGAGCTATTCGGTATCTCCATCATCCATCTCCTTGATACGTCCTTCTAGGCTAGCAATACTAGCCTTAGTGTTAATCATATCGAGATACGCCATATTAATTGACCTTTCATCTTTAGCGCTGTTGTATGATTTCTCAGCATTCTGAAGAATAATACGTTCCATCTCCAGAAGCTCTTCTAGGCCCTCCCTGTCCTGAATCAAGACAGGGGAAGCACTGAACCAATCAGGTGTCATATTAGCCTCCTAAGACTACACAAGGTACACATTCAGGGCAGTCTTCTATATCATCAGGATGTACAAGCTCTTGTTCTGAGGGAATGTAATGTTCGCAAGTGGGTGTGCTAATCTCCTCCGGCCACTGGCCGTGGTCGCAATACGCCACGGCGATATGGTCCCCCTTCCCTTGCTCTATGAGTCCCCCTAGTGCTTTATGTAGATCAATAACTTTCATATTATTCTCCATAGATTTCAAATACAGGGATACGGCCTTTAATCTCTTGTTCTAAGTAGGCACTCTTAGCATCAGCCATCGCCAATCCTCCAAAAGTGCAGTCATCCACGGAGAGGTGAATAACACCATCCCCATGCTCCTCTATAAGCTTTGCTAATCGGGATATTAATTCAGTGGCTTTCATTATACATCCTCATCATCGTAGTCATCTTCTGTAGGTTTAGGTGCTTCTTTCTTCTTAGGCTGAGGTGCTTCAGCTTCAACTGTAGGGTAAAGCTCAGAGAAGAGTTCTCGCACTTGCTTGTACCACTGAATAGCCTTTGTGACTTCCTCTTTATCCAGCAAGGCCGAAGAGCTTAAACCCATTACCTGTGCTGCTAGGTTGAGACATTGGCCCACTTCCGCAGGGTTGACATTACTAGTACCTTTAGGTGTGAAGTTGTTTCCTACTTTCTTTGCAGGCTCCGTCTTCTTCGGTGTATCCGTAGATAGGATGCTAAACGTCTTTTTCTTAATGTTCTTCCAGTCTCCGTTTTGGTCGTACATGAATTCAACTTCCATCCCCTTCTGTAATTGTACCCACTCATCACCCTTCTTAATATTAATAGCGTCTTTCTTAATAGCGCCATAGCTGTACCAGTCTTCACCAACTTTGATATTAGCGCGGTACGTGTTGCCGTAGTTATCCGGCTGTGGCATTTCTTTAATACTTACTGCTTCTACTACTGATTGAATGCTAGGCATATTATTCTCCAAAGTCTTTAAAAAAGGTTTCTAGTTGCTGGTCTTCTAGTTTCTGGATTCCCTCTTGAATATCAGAGGGGGTGAGGTACGTCTGGTAGATAAGGTCTTCCAGACCATTAACGACTACCGTCGTAATCTGTTTGGTATTATCCCATGCTAACATACGTATGTCCATAGGTTTTATATACCATTTAGTTATATGTGCCTCTAAATCGGCGTTAGGTATTTCTAAAAACATATTATTCTCCTACTAATTCTAAGTAATCAAGAACTTTCTTTCTGTTTTGTTTTATCCAGTCTACAATATCTACAGGGTTAATGTCCCTCCCGTTTAAAATACCATCCTCTGTAAGAGCTTGTTCAAGTTGATGCCCCGCTAGGTACATCTTGGCTGAGCACTCTTCCATAAAAACAATACCATTAACTTTATATAATTCTACTTTCTCAATTTTCATCGTACTGTCCTCCTAGTGAACTGCAAACCATGAGTCGCCAATCTCAGCTTCCCCTGTCTGCTCAATACTTAATTTAAAATACTTACCTGCTTGATTAATACTATCTTCCATAATCTCTCCTATCTGCTCTGCAATCTCAGGTTTACATTCTATCGTTGTTTCATCATGATACATACAGACCTGCACCCAGTCCTCTCCTTCCTTGTACTTCTGTTCCAGTATTTTATTTTGCAGGACTGTAGCGTATTGCATAGTAAGAGCCTCATCGGACTGAAGCATGAACACAAGGATATCTTTCTCATTACGAATTAGAACCTGTCTTCCATCTAGTCCTTTTACCCTACCATTATAGAACTCTTGTCTCTCAAACTCCCTCCCTCTGGATTTAAACTTAACAGTACGTGTGCTTGCACTCTCCAACCACTCTTTCCTCAAGTGCTTCTCTAGCTGTACCTGTGCCTTGAATACTTCATCAAGGGCAGCACGTAGTTTAGCGCCAAGCTCTTTAGCTTTTGTTTCATTCATAACGCCAGCCATAGTGCCTAGCTTCTTGTTTCCTGCGTTGAACTTATACGCATAGTTGAAGTTCTTAGCGCCTCCTCTTGTTATAGTGGGGAGGTCTTCAGCCTCAAAGACTTTATTGAGTTCCTTCATAGCCCTTGTGTGTGAGTCTGTTCCCTTCTTCTTGTCTCCATGTAGAATCATTTCTTCAAACAGGGGGTCGTGGATACCCGCATCCCGTGCTCTTGAGATAAGCATCCTGTCTTGACAGCTTGCAGCATCCGCACTGACGAGGACTCTTCCTTCTTCAGCTATGAAGCATTTACGCATCTGTCTCCCATAGAAGCTTTCACAGTTTGGCACGTTTGCTATGTTAGCGTGACGTACTCGATAAGTATCAGCAAACCCGCTAATACGAGACTCCAGCCTGTTATCCTCGCGTACTCTTTCCACCCATCCCTTGATATTAGACCATCTGTGTCTACATTGAACCCTCTTACATATGAGTCTACCAACTTTACCATTAACCCCAATGAAAGCATCATCAGCACTAAGCTTAGGGCTAGTGCGCTTAGGATTCCCATTCTCATCTTTCTCCGTCTTACTGAAATTGTACTCTTCTGGTTGCCAGCCTAGTGCTAACAGCCACTCTTTTGTTTCTTTATCACTGTTGAGGTTTACCTTGCGGAAAGTTACCCTACAGAAAGGCCCCCCTATGTCTTCCTTGTCCCAGTGTATTCCTTCGTTCTCCATCCACTTCTGAAGTCTTAGCGCAATATCCCCCTTCTTTGTATATGGTGCTTTGAATCCTTCCGTTGTTCCATCTTCTTCGAGTCTATCTTCCTTGATAAGCGGGAGGATTGGTACATAAGGGTCGAGGACAATATCAATCCAACGTACCCATTTCTCTAGCTGTGCTAGGCTTTTATTACAGCGGTCGGTGTCAAGTCTCCAGCCGTGTTTCTGTTGTCTTGATATACATTTCATGAAGTCCATCGTAAGCCATGCGCTACGTGGGGGGAACTTCTCTAGGTCCCACTTCTTGAGAATGTGGTT